TGAGTAGGACTCGATGATGCCGTTGAATAGAATCGTTTCGTATGAGACGCCGCGGATTTTGACCGTGACAAATAGCTGGATTGGTTGCGACGACGGCCGCAGGAGATCGGGGTGTGCGCTTCCCTCCGCGGACCATGTGGCCGCGTCGGCAATCGTCAGGAACGCGCTTCCCCCGCCGTCCTTGTTTTCCGAGACCTGGAAGAACGAGCATGTGCCGGAGAGGTCCACCCAATCGCCATCGTCGTCCTGTATTCTGGCCCTGGCGCTGTAGACTACTGGGGTGCGTGCTCGGAATGCGGTGTCGATGGCGGCAGTTCCGACCGAAACGACGATCGGGAAAAACGTTTCCGAGTAGCCTGTTTTGCTGCCACCCGGCCCCGTCCGAAAGACACCGCCGACACCGCCGATTATCATGATTTGTTGGTCTCCTCGCTGGCGATCACGATGACCAGCCGACAGCGCCACCATCCCGGCTCGCGGGTGCGCACGGCTCCTGGCATGTCGAACACGACGCGGAAGATGCGGCCAGCGCTAGACATGAGCCATTCATCGTAGCCTGAGTTTTTGATGCGGTGCAGGATCGTGTATTGATCCTGTTGGACGAGCACGTCAATCTCTCGCCGCTCGCCCTCGACGCTGCCAGGCCAGACCGAGATGGAAGCGCCGCCGCTGATCGTGAGCGCCGATGAGATGTTTTTGGCGTGCTCGAGGTTGACGCGCACGGACGGGAGATCGACGGCGTAATCCGCTGCTGGTGTGAGCAGAGAGAGGTTTTCTACGGTTGGTTGCAGTTTCATATCAGATCCCCGTCGTAATCGCCATTGGAACAGGCGAGCCGGTGGCGCTGGAAAGCACCCATTTGAACAGGAATTCACCGAGAGCCGAGAACTCTGCTGGCCAGTTTGCGCCGGAGAGCAGGCGGGCGGTGTCTTGCATGACGTTACTGCCCTGGCTGGCGGATTCTAGCGCCTTCTTCTGGCTGATCCCTTGCAGGCTGGCGGTCGTCTCCTGGTCGAACGCCTCCAGGTCGCTCATGATACCCTCAAGCGTCGTCAGAGCGTCGTTCTCGGGGTTGTTGAAAGCGTCTGCCTGCGCCAGGTCGGCCGCTGTGATCTGGCCGTATGAATCCTTGGCGGCTTCGCCGACCGCCCTGATAGTCTCGTTGAGCCGCTGGTGTGCGCTGTCAACGTCGTCCAGGCCGATCTTCCAGCTATCGGTGTTTCTCAGGATGCTTTCAACGGCGCTCCTGGTCATGTTCCCGATTGCAAGAATACCTTTGGTCATGGACGATGTGCCCGCGTCAACGTCGTTGGCGAGCCTCTTCAGCCCTCCCTCGACATCCCGGAAGTCTTTGGCATTCAAGCCTAGAGAATCCGCCACGTTGGGCGCTGCTTCCAGGATCGACGCGAACGCGCTGACCGCCTTCTCTGCTGCAAACGTGATGGTTGCCAGTGTTCTGCCGACGATCTCGACCACGAGCACCGATGCGCCAGTCACAAGATCGACGACCAGGTTGATGCCCTTCGACAAGGATACGGTGGTCTCAGCCAGCTTGAGTGAGTCGAGCACAAGATTGAAAGCATTGGCCGACGACTTTGCCAAGGCGAAAAATATGTCCGTAACCTCAAGCGAAAGAGCCGCTGCCGCACCTACGATGTCCTTTTTTGTAATCGAAAACAGGTTTGCTATGCTTGGGAAATACTCTGCTGCCGCGTCTTTGGCGTCGAGGAATCCCTGAGAAAGCGCGTCCGACAAAACTTTTATCGGCTTGGCATCGAACTCTTTGACGAAGTCGTTCACAGCTTTCGACACGGTGCCGAGCACGTTCTGAAAAATAGAACTCTGGTTGATAGCTTGGCCGATCTTGCGAGCGAGATCGTCTTGCGCTGCGGTCAGGGAGTCCAGCTCATCGGCGGTGTTGAATCCGGTCGCACCGAAGCGCTTGAGGCCGGCTGCCATTTTGTCTACGACTTCCTCGACAGTTGCACCTTTCTCGATGACGAGGCCCATCTGCTTCAGGACAGCGAAACGACCGCTTGTCAGAGCCGAGAATACCGTCTCGGCTACTTGGTCGAAACTCTGGCCGGTTGCTTCTGTCCAGCGTTTGATGTATGACAGCGCGGTTTCGAGAGCTTCGCCCTTGAGACCAGCCGCCAATGCGCGTGTGCCGACTGCGATCGAATCGAACTCGGATAGGGTGTTGCTCGATGTTGCTTTGACTGTGTCGATGATCGCCTGGCCGCTCACATTGTAGGATTTGGCCAGGTTCTCGAACTGGTTTCGCTGCTCGTCGAACGCGCCGCCAAGCGCCGCCAGGTCGATGGCTTTTTTGACGCCGTCGAAAGCAAACTCGGCACCAGCCTTGACGGCCGCAAACGCGGTGTTGGCGATGCCTTCGAGGATGCCGAGCGTTTTCCCGGCAAGCTCGAAGCCCTGGTTAAGTCCGGTGACGGTTTTGCTGTACTCGTCGATGGCCTTGAGAACGATGGATACAGTAGCCACTATTGCCCGCCTTTCTGCCTTTGGATCTCAGCAAACGCTACCCGGTACTTGAGATCCTGCACGCCGCGCTCTGCGACTTCCCGCGCCGAGATACCATCTTCTATTGCGACCTTGACCAGCAGCTTTAGGAGCGGGTCATCCTCAAGCTGCTGTGCTACTTTTTTATGGCGTCGTCCGAGAAGTCCGCGTTGAGATAGCTTTCAACGGCGAGATACAGAGCCGCGTAGGCCGCACCGTTGCCGCGTTGCAGCTTGATGGCATCTTCTAGGGAAAGCTCTTTGCACACGCTGGCCATCAGCATGGCTTTATATGTGTCCTTGTCGGGCGCGTTCTCTTGTAGGCTGACCATCTCGGCAAAGGTCACATTCTGCATCAGGACAGTGCCGCGCATGGCGGGGACAAACACCGCTTGCTCCGGGAGCGTCTGGCAGCGGCTCAGGATCTGCTCTCTCGTGAGCGGAGATTGATTTGTTTCTTTGGCTTTTTTGGTCATAACCCTCACCTATTTTCCGAACTTGATTGGCTCAAACACCGGCATCTTGAATGCCTCGTAGGAAAATTCCGGCATCTTGAATTTCTCGAAAGAAAAGCTCGGCATCTCGAACGGGTCGAACGAGAATACCTGCGCTTGGAAAGCCTCGATGCGGAACTCGAACGACCGCTGCGCCTTGGCAGCGACCACGGCTGCGACCCTCAGCAGACGGGATTTGATGGCCCGCTGCTGGAGGTCACGCACCGATTTTTTCATCAGGCTTCCTCGGGGAAGTCGCCGCAAACGCCGGCAATGCTGATACCGTTCATGCTTGTTGCCGCGACGGAGACGGTCGGAGCGATGGTCGCCACGCTCTGCCAGGCGAACCCGTTCGGCATTTCCAGCTTGACCGCGCAGTGCCCTTGCCTGAGCCACGTTGCGTCGATGGCTTTCTTATCGGCTGCGAGCTGATTTGCCGACCAGTTGAACCCCGTTACGTTGCTCTCGTTGTAGGACGAGGCAAAGGTCTCGTCAGAGACGCTCGACGATTGCGCTGTCAGGTTCCAGTCCTTCGCCGTGCCGATCACCGTCAAGACGGCATCGAGGTAGCAGGCCGTCATCTTGACAGCGCGGGTGCTGGCGGTTCCGCCGATTGTGGCTGAGTGACATTCGGTAAGCGCCTTCTGGAGCTTGCACCCGCCGAGGTTTGGCAACAGATCGTATTCGACGCCGCCGTATTCGCGCTCGAAGTAGTTGATGCTGGCGGTGGGAACAACGCCTGTTTCGCCGACCTGGACCCATCCGATGAGAAGCGAGTTGACCGGAACAAGCGGGCGCTGTCCGGCGCTGTCACCGAAGGTGTCAAGCAGCGGCACGGAGTCAGCGCTTGGGGTGCCGGCAACGGCCGAGATCACGGTCGTTGTCTTGTCGACCACGATGGCGTTCCACTGGATCGTGCTGGCGGCCGTCACGATGGTCAGCGCAACGGCGGTGTTGGCCGCAACTGCTGTTGATGTGCCGTCAACGTCGATGGTGCCGGCCGTGACGCTCGCCTTGTCAGCGATGCCGGGAGAGATGTCGAGACCGCTGGTGATGCCGTCGATGGTGACGGTCGGGAACAACGCGGGGCGCATGTTCAGCAAGGTCTTCCCAGTGCCGAGCAGGTAGACGAGATTTGCGTAGTCAACACCACGGTATTTCTTTGTCGCTGATTTGGTCAGCGTTGAGAGCGTAACTTTCGTGCCGTCGCCGTTGGACAGCGACACTTTTGCATTTTTTCCACTCGTGGGAAAAGCGGGGAAATTGGCCATTTTAGAGCCTCCTTGTTATGTCCATTTGGCGTAGAGCGTGATGTCAGCGGTGACGGTGGTTTCTGAGAAGCTGAAAGCGGTTGTCAGAGCCGCGTCGGAATACCACCCGGCAAACGTGCTGCCGGTCTTTGTTGGCGGGGTTGGGGTTGTCACGAGGTTATTATCGTCGATGATCTGTGACGCCACAGCCAAACCGCCGTCTGTGCTGAACGTGACGGCGTGCTGGACAGCAGGCGAAACCGTGGTGATCTCGCGGGTTGCGTGGTACTCGGGGTAATGATTGGCGTATTGCGCCGGCGTCCAGGACAGCAGGGAATAGTGATGCGTGGCTGTTGTCTCGTCGAAATATCGAGCGATTGCCTCAAACACGGCGGTTTCAAGCTGCGCTGCTGTCGAGTAGCCGGGGTATTTGGTGATGCCGGTGGCGGCCGTGATCGTTGGCGCGTTGACCACGCAGGCGACGAGTAGGACGTGCCGAGCGTAAACGTCATCCTCGACATTGGTTGATCCTGGCGCGACGACCACGAACGGCAGCATGGACGCGGCTGGTGGGGTGTTACTGTCGAAGCCGACGTAGTAGTGCGGCTGCTTGCCAAATGCGGCTGTGCAAGCGGCAGATAGCGCGGCATCCGCCTTGAGAGCGGTTGCCAGAGCGTCAGCGATTGTGTAGGCATTGGCGATCATTTGCGGAGCAGCCTTTCCTCGAACTTGGCTTGAAATAGTGCTTCTGGATTCTCGGACTCCTGCGCCTTCTGCACGATTTTGCGCTCGGGACGCTGGAGGATCGTGGCGGCTCGGATCGGCATACCGATAGCACCGAGGAAACCGTGCAGGCCGCGCTTGCCTTGGGTGCCCATATAGCTGACGTTCACATCGCCGGACTCCTGCCACTCGCTGAAAATGTCGATCCAGTACTGTCCGGCCTTGCCGCCCTCAGCACGAGGGAGAGCGCCGACTTTGAGCGTGTTGGCGGCTGCGTCGGCGTTCACGAAATAGTTCATCAGTCGCGCGAATCCCATACCGGGGTTTTTATCGGCGAACTGCTGACGCTTGAGATACGTTTCCCGGTTCTTGTAGCGGATATACGGCTGTGTCGATTTGCCGCCGTGGAAATACCTGCGGATCGTCGTTGCCATGACTGCGCCTGTTGGCGGGTAGCGCCGGAGCGGGGAGACGTTGTATGCATTGGTCTTGATGCCGCTCTCGATGGCTGCCTTGAGCTGGTAGCCTGTCGATTTGAGTGAACGTGTCACCAGCCGGCGAAAAAACTCAGCGCCACGTTGCGCGGCTCTGCGAGCTTCGTCGGGGTTGCGGTTGATGACTTCCGCGAGGATACCGCCAATCTCGCTGTTGGCCTGGGTCAGGATCAATGCCTCGAAGCTCATCGCACGTTCCTCGGGATCTGGCGCGGGTCGGCATCGGCAAGGACGACATGAACGCCACCTGAGCCGCCTATGCGCTGCCGGACGATCCAGACGAGTCCGGCCGCGTCGGTGATCTCATCGTAGGCTGCTGGCCGCGATACGTCGGACTCCTTGATATGGATTCGGTCTTGGATAGCCGCGCCGTATTCGGTTTGCGCCAGGTCAGCAGCACCCTCGAAAATGGCTGTGATTGCGGCCGAGGAGATGGTGCCGTCCTTGCTGCTGTATTTTGCCGGGACGGCGAAATCATCAGTCGAGAAGAAAACCGCGTCAATATCGCTGGCGATCAGGCTTTGCAACGTCACTGATGCGGCTCCTTATTTGAGATCGGTCCCGGTGATGCACGGCCCCGGAGAGCAGAGGCCGGCATCAGTGAGGGGAGAGGTTAGCCGAGATAGTAGGTGAACGCCTGTGCGCTGGCGCTGGCGGTAATATCTTCGGCAAGCCGGAGGTTGCTCATGTCAATGAGAACGGTTGCGGAGCCGCTCTCAGTAACTGACTTGCTCGCCAGAGTTGTGACCACCATGATGTCAGTCGCGCTGTTGAACAGCGCCTTGCCAACAGTCAGCGTTTCGTTGATGATGGCCGATCCGCCGGTAAAATAGCCGCGCACGATCAGCTCGCCGGTTGCGCCGAAAGTGATAGCGTCAACGGCAACACCGAACATGCCGTTGCCGATGTGGACGAGCGACCCTTTGGCGACGGTGCCAGAGCCGGCGGTGAGGTTGTTGGTCCAGGAAATGATGTTCGAGTCTTTCCGGTATTCGTTGGACATTTTGATTTTCTCCTATTTGGGATGCCGCGGGCTGGCTTGGTTCCAGCCTGCGCAGATGGTTACTTGAGATGCAGGATACGCACCGATGCGGTCGCGGTCGTGATGAAATATAACGCCGGGGTGGTCGTGGCTACCTTGATCTCCAGCGTCGCTGTTGCCGGCATGCTGATGCCTGTGGCTGTGGTCACGGCGGGACCGCCGAAATAGACTGGACCGACAGCGCCGTCTGATTGCCATTGAAGCTGGATCACGCGCGTTCCTGTGGTCAGTGTGCCGATCTTCGACGGAGTGACGTCGGCAACGAGGGTTTGAGAGCCGATGTAGCCGGTCGTCAGAGAATCGGTGATAACCTCGCGGCTTGCGGCCGGGAGGCTGACTTCGTTGGCGTCCGAATCAATGCCGACGGTGTTCAACTCACCGGCAAGGTTGCGGGTTTGCGCGAACGAGCACGCGGAAATCAGGACGAGAAGGACAACGAGGAATTTCTTCATGTCAGCCTCCTATGCGCTCTTGTGGCGGACGGCGGTGCGCCATTCCAGGATGATCAGACCGCAGCGGATGCGGATGCGGTAGGTCAGTCCGTCGATGTTGGTGCTGGTGTCGAGGAAGGTTTCCGGGCCGACGCGGCCGTTGAGGAAAAGCATCTCGGCGACCGGGAACAGGTTCGGATCGGCGAAGAGATAGAAGTTGGTTGCGGTCGTGATGCGGGCCGAGGCCTTGACCACGAGGTTGGCGTCGGAGTTCGGGTTGTAAACACCCTCACTCATGTTGACCTGCGGAAGCGCCCGGCTGGCGACAAGGATCTTTGCGGTATCCTCGTAGTCCGGATGCACGAGCAGCGTGCGCGGCATGATGTCGTAGTAGTCAGTGGCGGTCTCGGCCGCGCTCTTGTGAACCGGCATCTTACGCATGGTCGCGCGGGCCGTGCTCAGGTTGGTCGAGTTCAACCCGCCGCTGTTGGTCAGGTCGTTGTCAACGGTGTTGCTGTCGCTGAACCAGGCCCGGGATGTGGCGGTCAGGGTCGGCGGGGTGTTGATGGCGGCGAAGAGCAGCGCCTCGGGGACGCGCATGGCTGCCGCGCCTTTGCGGAACGGGATCGACGCCAGAGCGGAGAGGTTGTCATCGATGATTGCCTCTTCGGTCAACGTGGTCTTGTCCGCATACGTGGCGACGGAGCCGGTTTCTGCACGGTCGGAGAACTTGCTTTCCCGGTACTCGGCACCTTCGCGCTTGAGCGGGAGGTCGGCATTTTCCGACAGACCAACCCTGGTGACGGTCTTGAAATCGCTGGTCGAGCCGACGGAGCAGATGCTATCCCACACCCGGCCCTGAGCCATGAATCCGCGAATGGTCGCCTTGTTCATGACGTTGCTGGTCAGATTGGAGAAGCTGGCCGTGGTATTGTCGGTCGCGATGGCGTTGCGGGCGCTCAGGATGAGCTTCCGCGCAACCTCTTCCTTAGTCAGACCACGGGTTCGGACGCCGGAACGCTCAAGGATGTCCGCGCCGATGTCGAGCAGCGTCCGACCTCGGAACTCGCCGGGTTGCGGATTCTCGATGCCGTGGTTGCCGGGCATGCCGCGCATCATGATTGCGTCCGTCATGCAGGCTGCACGCTTGTCATCATCAGTCACGCCCATGGCGACGGTCGGGATGGTCGCGCTCGATACGGTCTGTTGTCGGCGTTCGATCTCGGCGAGAACGGCATCGGCTGCGGCATCATAGCTGGCCCGCTGGTCGACCATCTTCGCGGCGATCTCGGGCATGTTGTGCTTGGAGCACAGTTCCCTGATGCGCATGTCGAGCGATTTACGCTCGGCTTCTGCCAGAATACGGGTGGCATCGGCGAGCTTGTTCGCTGCCTCTGCAGCCATCCGCGCGGCTTCGTCAGCCGGAGGAATGACGGGAGTCTTGTTTTCGGACATTTGGAGAGCCTCCTTGTCTGTATTGACAGCCTCGCGGCTGGGATTTATTGGTTCTGATCGTGCTTTTGCGTTTGGATCGGCCGCTACTGGAACTAGAGATGTTTCTATAAGTCGCCACGCCTCTGAGATTTTGAGCGGGCCTAAAACCTGACGACCGTTGACAACTGCGGTTTCGCCCTCGTTGAGCCAACGCGCTTTGGTCACGTTGTATCCCACCGAGACATGGGTCAGGTGCCCATCTTGCACGTCCTGGAATGCTTCTACTGCCTTTTTCTTCCTGCTGAAAAACGCTCGTCCGGCTGTATTGGCACCTTCTTGCCGCAGTTCCCTCATAGAGCCGAGAGTGTCGGTGACTGACGCGATGCTATGGCAGTCCTGGAGGGGGACTTGTCGGCTATCAGGCGCTTGCATGCCGCTCTGTAACAGGATCTCGTCGATTACTTCCCATCGCTCGCGGTCGAAGACGCGGCAGGGTTCCTCGGACGAGATCACGAACTCGACAGATCGGTCGTCTTCTCGGAGCGTTGAGAGCCGCAGCGGAACGGCCCTTGTGGTCATGCCGTCATTCGTTCGGGTTGGCATCGGTTGCCTCCTGGTCTGGGTCTTCTTCCTGTCGCTCGCCGGGCTTGTCCACAGCTCGCAGCGTTGCGATACCTTCGAGCGACTGCTCATAGAGCAGCGTTGCGTTAATTTCCTCGATGTCGGTTCCCATGTCTTCGGCCTCGTCAGTCAGCGTTGACAAGCCCATCAGGATCTTTTCTTTCCGTGCTTGCACGTCTTTGAGCGGGTCAACCCATTCCTGGATCGGCCGGGAGAATGACACGCGCAGGAAATCGTATGCGCGTTCGTCGAATCCTGGCATGGCAAGCGGCGGTTTGCCGAATTGGCGCTCGTAGTCGATGAACCAGCGGTAAATTTTGGCGTGAAACTGCTCCTCCCAGCGGGCTTGAACCATTTTTGTGTAGGACCGCTCGATTATGAGGAGCTGGCGGGATCCGGCGAAGTTGGTTTGTGAGCCGTCGTGAGAGATGCTTTCGTACGAGACACCAGCGCCTACGGACGCGGCTTGAAGCTCTTTGGTGAGGAACGGGCCGTATTGAGAGCCGGGCGATTCCGGCTTCACCATATGAGGCTTCTCGCCGGGGAGGCAGTACTTGATTGCGGCCGGTTCGAGATACTGCGCACGGCGTTCAACGGTCGTCGGCACCACTTCGGTGCCGCTCTTCACTTCGGAAACGTTTCCATATTCGTCGATGTAGGGCGTCTCGATGAAGACACTGAAATGGTTCTGGAGCCGCGCTGAATCCATGGTTGAGTAGGCATATTCGTTCAGGCGGAAGAAATTTTGCACGACGCTGGCGTAACTGCCAATGCCGATCACGTCTGATGCGCGGCTGCGGTCGAATACGTGGATGATGTCCTCGGCAGGAACGCGAACGCTCTCGGTCTGTGTTTCGCTCGGGTGCATCGGCCGAATCCAGTAGGCGACCGGGGCGTTATTTGCGTCCACCTCGATGCCGCCGACGATGCGGTTTTGTGACGGGGAATACTCGCGGTCTCTGGCTGTGTCGAGATGGTCGCATTCCATGAGCTTGAGCCGCAGTTCTCTTTTCAGGATCAACCGCTGAACGAGGAAGCCGCCGTCGTCGAAATCGTGGTTTGCGGCCGTCCGCTGGAGCTGGTACAGGCTGTCGCCGTTGGCTGATGCCGTGGGCGTCCAGCGTTCCCATCGGTCGAGGATGTCTTGATTCAGCTCGCGGTTCAGCTCGTGGCGGGATCGTGCGCCGTTGTTGCGGATCTTCGGCCGGGGCCAGATGCCCTCACCGACGAGGTTCGATCGGAAGCGGCGACGGGCACCGACGATATACGGGTTATTCCGGGCCAGATCGCGGGCCTTGTTGGTAACGGCCTGCCATGCGGCAACGTTTTCTTGCGCTCCGCTGCTCTGTGTTGGCCGCCATTTGGTGTCGCTGCCGGTTGTCTTGGCTGCCATGTATGCGCGTTGGATCTCATAGGTCATCTGCTCGCGGAGATAAGCGACAGCTCGAGCAGGCGAAACCACGCGGAGGATAGCCGCGACGGCTCGGACAGTCAGGGAAAGCTCTGCCATCAGTCGCCCCCTGGAATGAATATCGGGGCGACCGTGCCGGAGCCTGGAGTTGTGAGGCGAGAGATGCGACTGCGGAGAGATTCGATTTGTGCCTGAAGGTCTTTGAGCGCGGCCATGGTTTTATTGCGGCCTGCTATCCCGTAGGACTGGGCCTGTAATGCGCTATTGCGTGCCGTCTCGTAAAGTGCCAGCTCTGCTTGAAGCTCTGCCAAAGTCGCCATTTTTTGCACCTCTCACTTTAGAGATAATGCGAGGCGAGCTTGCGGGCAACAGGGGCGTGTGAAAAGTCTATGTTAGCGGCGACGCTTTCGGCGAGGCGGTGGCGGCGGTTCCGGCTCGGGCTTGGGAATGTCGGCCGGCAATGGGCCGATGGCGGTGAATGTGGCGGTGCAGCGGCGGCACCAGCAGGACCGGACTTCACCGCGTGTTGAGGTGATGCGAACGTCACCAGCCAGCCCGAACTTTGCGCACACGGGGCAAACGGTCCCGGCCGGCAGGTATTCCACTGCGCCACGGCACGATGCCAGGACGAGGCGGATAATCTCGACGCGGGCGTTCTCGGAAATCCGGCCCATCTCACCGACGAGAATCAGGCGGGCAATTTGCGCCATGTTCATCAATACCTCCTGATAGCCGGGTTCGTCGGCTCTTTTGTGCTGGGTGGCTCTTGTGCGGCTGGAGCGGCGATTCTGGATGCCCGCCGGTTTAGCGTAATCAGCGGCCGGAGACCGCCGTAAAACTCGGGATCGGCAAGCACATAGCACATGACTTCGCAGTCGAGCATGTGGTTGTCGCGCCGGATCTGGACCCATTCAACTATTTTCGTCTTGCGGTCGGCCCGACGCTCTTCGGCTGTCATTTGCTTTGCGTACCACTCCGGGGTGTCGGCGTGAATATACCACGATCCAGGGCCTCCATCGGTGCGCGTTTGGCTGATCCTTGCTTCGATGGCATCTTTGACGGCCGAGGTGTTGACCATGACGATCTGGATACCACCGGGGATCGGCTTGCCGGACGGAGTTTTCTCGATTGGTTTGCCGATGCGGATTTTCGTCGGCATAGTCCGAGATGAACCTTTCGAACCGAAGAGGGTGACACCTCGGCCCTGATGCTGCCGGATGAAATTATATGTCTCCTCTGTGCGGCTGATGTACGCACCGTCTTCCTTGCCACCGCCAGTGTCGATCAGCGCCCTCCAGATCGGGAGGCGCTGGCCGCCGTGCTGCGCGAACGACGAGAATATCAGGGTCTCGACGTCCTCCCATGCCGGCAGAAAGCCCTCGTCGATGCCCCAGGAGGTAGCATCCTCGCCCCATGCTCTCACGCGATACCAGAAGCCTTTTTGTTGCACATCGATGCCGCAGGTCAGTGCGACCGCCTCATCGGGCACGACGGCTTTCGGGAGCGTGGTCTTGCACTCCATGATTGCCTGTTGTGATTCGTCCTGGCTTGCTGATACTCGCTGCACCCACGGCTCGGCGAGGGTTGAGTTGTAAAAATTCTGCATCTCGGTTGGGTCGGTGCGGCTGCGGAGCCAGGACGAGACGAGAGCGTCGAGACGGCCGCCAGGGAAGAGCGACATGAGGCGGTTGATCTGGTATCCGATCGTGCGCGGGCGTGTCGGTGCGCCGGATCTGGCGATGGGGATGCCGTGTTTCAGCGCCTCGTTTTTGTGCTCGGTTGTCCAGAGCGCACCGCATTTGCCACAAGTGTAGGCGGAATCTGCGTGAACCTGCACCTTCGTTGCCTTTGATCCATCCGGCCAAGTCACGCTTCCAGTGTCCTCGCCGTCGATCCTGGTCGGGAAGAATCGCAACGTCTGCCGGCGTTGGCAGTGCGGGCAGGCGACATGGTAGTCAAACTGTGCGTCGGTGCTGTGAAATTCCCTAGCGATCAGGCCGGTATCAGTCGTCGGCGTGCTCCCCCAGATGATTTTGCTGTCCGGGTATGTCTCGGCACGCTCTCTGATGCGCCCGATTGCGCCGCCTTCCTGACCCGAGGCGAGGTATCCAGGCTTGTCCACCTCATCGGCAATGATGTATTTGTAGCTCATCGACGCCGTGGCCGCCACCGATGACGCCCACGAGACGACGAGGTGGAAGCCGTTTCCAAGCCTGACCTCGAAAGATGTTGCCTCTTGGACCTTCTCGCCCGTGCGCCTGCGGATCAATCCGGCCTGATCGAGCGCTGGCCTGATCCTGGCATACATCATTTTGCGGGCCGTCTCTTGGTCCGCGAAGTAGAACGCCATCGGGGATGGATCGTTGACCGCGACCCAGAGCACGATGTCAACCATCGCATCGGTGTAGCCGATCTGCGCCGATTTGAGAATGACAATCTCCCGCACGTAGGGATCTCGGAACCATTCATAGATCGGCCTGAGCGCGGGCGTCAACTCGACACGCTTTGGCCCTTCGTAGGCTGAGCCTCGCGGGAGGTGGCGGTGGTCCGCGATCCATTCCGCGATCGGCCGACGGTCAGGCGGGGTGAGTGCCCGAGAGATCGGCAGGTCGAGGAAGCAGGAGCGCGGGGCAGTGGTGGTCATGCTGGCTTGTCGAACTTCCATGGCGTCTTCACGTTCGGGATTGATTCTCTATCCTGCTTTGCGAACACACCAGGGTAAGTCTTTTTTAACCATCTCTCTTTGTCGATGCTGCTTGCAGACTGGAATTTCTTAGACGCCGCGATCCGGCAGAAAGCGCCGCCATCGTTACCTATCCGCTGGAGCACCGTGCTGACAGCAGCCAGAGACGGGCTAGGCATGTATGTTCCACCGGAATAAACAGATATTTTATCCGACCGGAAAAGCACCTGGTGCGTCTGGCACCATTCGCGGTAGTCGTTCCAGTTGAATTCCGACGCCCATAGCGGTGTCTTCTGGAATGGAATGAAGTGAGAAAAATGCATCTTCAGCAAAATCTTTTTCCGTATAAACGGCTCAACATCCTTAACCGCTTCGATCAGATCAAACTTGTCTAGCTCGTTTTGCCGCTCCCACGGGTATCCGAGTATTCCATATATTTTGACCCTGAGCAGCGTGCCGCTATCGACCTCGTTGCTTTTGAGCAGCACGTCTTTTATGTCCTGCGTTGATATTGGCTTTCCGACGCGGAATCTAGCGGCCTGAGTCACGCCGTCCAGCGCGGTTACAGCGCCACGTATTGCCCTATCCCATTTCAGCGACTGGAAGAAATCCTCGTGATCTCCAAACCCGCTCCGGTATGAGCTGTCTGCGTTCTTCGTCACGTGCCCATTCCACCAGGAATAGAAACAGAAAAAGCACTTTTGTGAACACCCGAACGACCCTTCATCGGCACCCAGGCCAGTTGAGTTGCTGGCGTCAACTTCATATTGTCCAGAGAAATCAGGGTCATCTGACTTCCGCCATACGCTTGGGATAGACTCACCTGATAATACCCTATTGATCTTTCCAGAGTCGCACCGGCCAAAATTGGCAACGTCTATATATGGCATGATCGGGTTGATGTTGTTGCACGCAGGACCGCCAACTACGACCTTTGCCCGCCTTTTTACCGGCACGTTTGCAGACAAGCTGAGCAGGTCATGAAACGAGGTCAGTGATACGAGCACGAAATCATATTCATCCATAGTCGCGGGGGAACAGAAATCGACCCCGCCTTCGATCTCCGCTGCTATCTTCCCGATGCCAGACAGCCCCAGTCCGTCAAAGCTGTAGTTGCTTCGGCCATCTCGGCCGACATGTATTGTCCTGCTGTCCGAGAATACCAGCACCCCAACGCGTTTAGGCATTGCGCCACCTGAACCCGCACTTAGGGCATGACGTCTCCTGTTGCTTCTCGTCTTTTTCCGTGTCGCCGGGGTCTTCGAATCCATTCCCAGCATCGTCGATGCTGCCATGGAATCCGATCAGCCCAATATCAAACTCGGCAAGCTGAAGGTCAGCCAGCTCAATCTTCAAAAGCTCCTCATCCCAACCGGCATTAAGCGCAAGCTGATTGTCAGCCAAAATATATGCCCGCCTCTGAGCGTCGGTGAGATGCGAGATCCGCAAGCACGGAGCGGTCATCATGCCGAGCTGCTGCGCTGCCATGACGCGGCCGTGGCCAGCTATGATGCCGTTGTCAGCGTCGATCAGGACCGGGTTGACCCAGCCGAACTCACGTAGGCTGCCAGCGAGCTGAGAAATGTTTGCGGCGCTGTGGGTGCGTGCGTTGCGGGCATAGGGGATCAGCTCGGCGAGCGGGATTTGCTCGATGGTTTTCTGACTTTGGTCAGCTTCTTGGCTGGTTTTCTTCGGCATCGTTTGCCTCCTTTGTTGGCTGCGATCCTGGCGAACTCATCGGAGAGCGCCTGCAACGCGTCGTCCATTTCCTTTTCGATGATCGGCAGCATGTCTTCGGACGACAGGCCGACGAGAAGATGCGGGAGACGGGTGCGCCATGAGCGGACGGCGTTGCGGAA